CAGGAGCATCGAGCAAAACATCAGGATGATCCTGACCACGTTCATGTATTCCGTCCCCCTCGACCGCGGTTTCGCGCACGACGGCAGCGCCGTGGACACGCCGTCCCCTCTTGAAGCCGCCCGTCGCATCGCCCGGCTGACCGAGGTCCTCGAAACCCATGAACCTCGCATCATCGTGCGTGAGATCGCGCTTGAGACACTGCCCGCTGAAGGCATGGCCGGAAAATGCGCGACAAAAATCGTCTACGACATGAGGGAGGGCGTGGAACTGTGAGCGAGATCACCTTTGCGGAAATCGATCCCGCCGAGATCGAAGCATCCGTTCTCACGACATATGAAGGCATCGCGGAGGTCACGCTCTATCCCGGCGATCCCGTGCGGCTTTTCCTCGAGTCCCTTGCCTACCTCATCGCCCTGCAGAACAATCTCATCAATCTGGCCGGGCGGCAGAACCTGCTGGCCTATGCCGAAGGGCAGCATCTCGACGAAATCGGCAAAATGGTGGGGACCTCGCGTCTGGCCAAGGCATACGCCAAGCACACCCAGCAGTTCCGTCTCAGGGAACCGCTCCCGTTCGACGTGTCCGTTCCCGGAGGCACCCGGGTCACGACCGCCGACAACGGGATGGTGTTTGCAACTCAAAAAACGCTCGTCATCAAGGCCGGGGACCTCAGCGCCGACACCGTGGCCATGGCGGTCGAAGATGGGGAAAAAGGCAACGGTTTTCTCCCCGGGCAGATCAGCCGTCTTGTCGATCCGCTCCCCTACGTTTCGGAAACGGTCAACACCACCACCTCCTCTGGCGGGGCCGACGTCGAAACGGACGCGCGGTACCGTGAGCGCATCCAGCTGGCCCCCGAATCCTTCACCTGCGCCGGTCCCGAAGGCGCGTACCGTTACCATGCCCTGCGGGCGCATCAGGATATCGCCGAAGCCGCCATCTGGACCCCCAAACCCGGCACCGTCGAGGTCATCCTCGTGGCTACGGGCGGAGAACTGCCCAGCGACGAAATGCTGGCCGCCGCCCGGGACAGGCTGTCCGCAAGCGACGTGCGTCCGCTCACGGACACGGTGACGGTCCGCGGCCCCGAACTCGTCTCCTACGAAATAGACGTTGAATGGGACCTCAGCCGACGCGACGCCGCCCTGAGCGCCAGCATCCAGTCCGCAGTGGCGGATGCGGTGGAACGGTACCGGGTCTGGCAGCGCAGCGCGGCGGGCAGAGACATCAACCCGACCCGTCTGATTTCCCTCATGCAGCAGGCGGGGGCACGTCGGGTACGCGTGGTGCAGCCTGAATTCACGCCCCTGACCGGGCGCCAGCTTGCCCGGGAGACAAAGGTCGTCCTCCGTTTCATGGGGATTGAAGATGAGTAGCCGCATCTGGGAATC